TTTTACACCTCCTGTCTAAAATCCATTAAAACATAAAGATAGAAAAAAGTCAATAGAAAATTTAACTGAGTTATAAAAATTGCTTGACAGAGGAACTTAGTTATGCTACTATATAGCCAAGCAATGAAAGAGAGGTGATGAGGATGGACGAAAAGAAAAAAAGCGCCGAACAAACGGCGCTCGGGGATGAACTGGACAGGATTCTTGGCCCAAAAGAATTTAAGGTATTGGGGCAGGATTTGGCCCTTGTGATCGCAGAACACCAACTGACGAGAAAGCCGGAGGTCTGTGAAAAGGTTTTCCGCTATATGTCCTTTGTGATTTTCGGCTGGAACTCTGTATAAAGCGGGCATGAAAACGCATCTTTGCAAAACATAAGCTTGTATTCCTGCTTTTGCTTGTATAATGGTAGTTTTGCATTTTCAATAATGGGGCACTCAGCCCGCAGAAAACTCCATACATTTTTCTCTTTTTCCTCGTACCACCCACGCACAGATACGGCGACGCCCCATAATGGGCATTCCCCGCTATTTGACCTCAGTATAGTCGTCATTATCATATGAGCACATCCTTTTTTATGCTTTCTACTATGAAATATTATACCGCAAGAGGAAGGGAAAAGCAATGATTGGGCGACTAATTACCCACTGGGCATCCAGAGCAACGGTGAATAGGAAAGAGAGGTGATAAGAATGGATGTTGCAATCTGTAAACTGGGGAGCCGATCATTTTTCCGGCTAAACGGTGAGAGCATAGAAATCAAGGACTATAAAATTTCAAGCTCCATGCACGGGAGCACAGAGCTTGAAGTAGTCTTTGAATTTGAAGGGGACTTTACAGAGTTTTTGTCAAAAGCCAATTCATTAAAGCATTCGCAACAGAGCCAGTAATCCAGGAATTGCGCTCCATGATTTCACGAATGGCATGATCTTCATCTCCCTGCTGTGCTCAGTATACCACAGCAGGAAAGGGAGGACAACAGGAGGTGTTTTATTGAGTGAGCACAGGAATCTAAGCCGGGATTGAAAGGTGGTGACAACATGATTGATCTAAAGAAGCTCTCTGATGTTCAGAGCGTGGTAGACAGTCTTTCTGGACTGCCAAAGGAAGCCCTGTTTTATATTGCGGGGTATGCAGAAGGATGGAGGGACAAGCCCAAAAAGAAAAGAAGAAAAAGCAACGGAGAAAAACGACCCCGCCCTTAATCGGGCGGGGATCTGGAGAGTGATCTTATGTCTATTGGGACGAATCTTCGGAAAATTCGAATTTCAAGAGGATTTACACAAATGGAAGTCGCGCGGCAGATACGAGTATCTAATCAGGCTGTTTACTTTTGGGAATCTGAGAAGCGAATTCCTGGAGTCCTCCATCTCAACGCGTTAGCGCGATTGTTTGAATGTGATATCTCTGATTTTTTACAAGAGAAAGAAGGTAACAGAATATGACGAATTATAAGGTCAAAGTTTTGACCATCGAGGAAGCAACCGAAATTTTAAGAGCGGCTGGATTGAGTATATCCCCCGATACTCTTAGACGCGGCATCAAACAAGGAGTATACCTTTTTGGGACGTGTATTGAGGGGGCAAAACAGCCTATTTTCCATGTGTATGAAAAACTGATGGAAGAGTGGATGAAGAAAAGAGGTGAAATTGATGAACCCAATACAAGAAATCAAGCAACGCCATGACATGGACATCCTGTTGCGGGCCATTGCCCCAGCGGCCAGAAAGCGCCAGGAGGCCCGGCGCAGAAGGGAGATGGGGAAAAGCCGGATCAATGCCGCCTTGGCCCGCCGGGGCATTCCCTTCCGCGTGGTATGAGGGGCGCGGTGTATCGTCTCTGCCGCCGGTGTAAGCAGCGGTGGAACGTGTCCGCCCTGGAACCTGGAGAGAAGGTATATCTCTGCCCCAGGTGCGAAAGGGGGTGGGGATATGGTGAAGATCAACGGGGTCAAGGTGCAGACCGAAGGGAGGAAGCCATGGGCCGACGCGCCCTCTGAACCCATTCCCGGCCAACGCCGAAAACGCAATGGAATCTACCCTGGATGGGATTCCCCGGAGAAAATCCAGCAGTGCTTGCACTGTACCAATCCAGATTGCAGCGGGCGCTGTCCGAGTAAATCAAGGAAGAAGGTAGGCCGTCCCCGCATCCCCATGCCGGAGGACTTCCCAGAGAAGGAGAAGCTGCTTCGATACCATGAGCTGATCGACCATTACGGCGTGAATACCACGGTTATCACCCGATGGAAAAAAGAACTCCGTGGAAAAGGCGAAAAATAAACTCTGCCGGTTTGCAGCACCGGCAGAGTTCAGAAAGGAGAATACTTGAAAAAATAAGCTATGTTTCTTCCGCTTAACTTTATTGTAACAAAAATTGGAGGTTTGTCAAGATGGAGGAACGAATCAACTTTTTCCCCAAAAAGGTGGTCATAGAGGTTTCTGCCAGGACATGCCGGAACTTTATCATGGACACATGCCTGGATGACTTCATGGATTACATGTTCTTATATAACAGTTTCACCATGTCCGCCTATCTGGACGAGAAGATGGACCTATTTCAGGAATACCTGGACTGCGGCGAAAAGGGGGAATGACTTATCGGGATTCCAGTAGGATTTTCCACAATTCCTGGATACGAAGGGCTTTATGCTGTATCAGAAAAAGGGGAAATATGGAGTGCGAGGAAAGATCGTTTGCTCACCCCGATCAAAGCAAACAATGGATATGCTCATATACAGTTATTTAGAGGCGGTCAAGGGAAAATTCATTTGGTTCATCGCATTGTTGCAACAGTATTCATCCCGAACCCAGATAGAAAACCGCAAGTAAATCATATTGATGAAGACAAGATGAACAACAATGTGTCCAATTTGGAGTGGGTTACTGCGAAAGAAAATATGAATCACGGAACGAGACTTTCTCGTCACCTGAAAAATGCAAACTTTAGGTCAGAGAAAAGACTTTCTGCCGCGAGAAGAAATGGTGCTTTGTCCAGTAAACCTATTTCCCAAATTGACGGTACAAAGATCATTGCAACGTATCCAAGTGCAAAAGCGGCTGCGAGGGCAACAAAATTATCGCATTCCCACATCTGTGAGTGTGCAAATCACCAAAAATGCAAACATGTCGGTGGGTTTGCATGGGTATGGGTTGAAGAAGCAAGGAGGAATGACTTATTGGGCTCCCAATTTTGATCTATGGCAAGAGCGGGTCTGGGAAGTCCCGTTCCCTGAAAAACTTTGCCCCAGGTGAAATCTTTTTGATTAACGTGGTGGGCAAACGCTTGCCTTTCCCCGGGACCTTCCGATACCAGATGAAGACAGACAGCTACCAGACCATTACCACTGGCCTGCAAAAGATGCCCACCAAAACCGCTGTCATTGATGACGCTGGGTACCTTTTGACGAACACTTTCATGAAAGGTCATTCCGCACCCAAGGCGGGAAGTTCTACGTTCGACCTCTACAACGATATCGCGGACAATTTCTGGCGGCTGCTGATGTTCATCCAGTCGCAGCTTCCAGAGGATGTCATCGTCTATATCCTCATGCACGAAACTACATCCGATTTTGGAGAAACCAGGCTGCGGACCATTGGAAAGCTGCTGGACGAGAAGGTTTGCATTGAGGGAATGGTCACAATCTGTCTGCGCTGCATGGTGGAAGGGGATCGCCATTTTTTCCGCACCCAATCCAATGGAATGGACATTTCCAAGTCGCCCGAAGAAATGTTTGACCTGGAGATTGAGAATGACCTGAAGTTTGTCGATCAGCGGATTAGAGAATATTGGGGGCTGTCAACTGTCCCCGCAGACGGAAAGAGAGGCTCAAGTGAACCTGAAACTATATGAAATCGATGCCGCGATTGATGCGGCGATTGAGGCCGGGACGGACCCAGAGACAGGTGAGATTACAAATCTGGAAGAGCTTACTGCCTTGCAGATGCAGCGAGAAGAGAAATTGGAAAATATTGCGCTTTACATTAAGAATCTTTCTGCCATTGCCACTGCGTTGAAAAACGAGATCGACGTATTAAACGAGCGTAGGAAGCGGACAGAGAAAAAGGTTGATCGGCTGAGAGATGTGTTGTCCTACGCGCTGGCCGGGCAAAAATTCCAAACACCGCGCTGTGCGGTATCTTTCCGACACACCAAGGCAGTAAACATTGCAGACGAAGAAGCATTTTTTTCTTGGGTAACACATGCCGGCCTTGAGGACCGTTTTCTACGGTATAAGTCACCGGACGTCAAACGGACAGAATTGTCTAAGTGGCTGAAAGATGGGAATGAAGCCCCAGGAGTTTCCTTGGAAGAACGTGAAAGCATGTCAATTAAGTAAAAAGGAGGAGTGAACCAAATGCCTCATGAGCCAAAGAAAAAGACGGACATCAATGAAGAATTAAACAGCCTGTCAAAGTCTTGCATATTACTTCTTCATTATCAGGAAGAAGTTATTTTTTCCATGATCGGCATTCTGGATACAATCCGAAATGAATTAAATCAAATCAACCACAAGGAGGAACAAAAACTATGATTCAAAAACCGAAAAATTGGGATTCCGTGCAGGAGTTCTCTGACCGCCCCAAACTCCCCCTGGACGCCTATGTCTGCCGGGTCAAGCAGGTATCCCTTGCGGATACCAATTATGGCCCCCAACTGCTGATCCTCTTCGACATTGAGGAGGGAGAGCAGAGAGGGTTCTTTTCCAAAGAGTTTAAGGCCAACACCATACAGGATAAAAAGTGGAAGGGAGTTCTTCGTCAGTTCTTGCCCAAAGACGATGGGACTGACAACGATGAATGGACAAAGAGTTCTTTCAAAGGCTTGACCACCGCCTTTGAGCACTCCAACCCCGGCTACACCTGGAACTGGGAGGAAACTTCCCTGGTGGGGAAGCTGGTGGGCATCCTCTTCCGGAATGAGGAATGGTCCTATAACGGGAAAGCCGGCTGGGCGGTGCGTCCTTTCCGCGCCATGAGCGCAGATCGGGTCCGCAGCGGGGAATACACCTTGCCCCAGGACAAGCCCTTGAAAAAGGCCGCAGCGCCCTCGAACGGCTTCGCCGCCATTCCTGATGATGGACCCTTACCCTGGGACAATGACAGTGGGGACGGACCGCTGCCGTTTTGAGAAAGGAGTCTAAAATGGAAAAATTGCTGTTGACCCGGAAAGAGGCCGCTCAGGCCCTTAATATCAGCACCGATACTTTGGATAGGTTGAGGGAATCTCAGGATATTCAAGCAGTCAACATTGGCAGCCGGGTTTACTTTTCCCCGGACGAATTGAAAGCCTTCTTATCCAAACGCGGGGGTTCGATCTCTACCTCTGGGATTCGCTTATGATTTCAACAGGGAAGAAGGCAAAAGATGATTACACTTTCTTTCACAGAAGAGGACAGGACGTTGCTTCTCAACCTCTCCAGCATCCAGCGAGATAGGGTGTTTTTCGCCCTTCTTGCTGGGGGGGAGGCAGCAGAGGATTGGGGGGAAGTGGAACGAGATTCCTTGGCATCAATCCGAAAGAAGATTGCGGCCCGGAAAAAGACTGCGGACAGGGTGAAAAAGCACAGGGAGCGTTACTGTAACCGTTACAG